GCCAAGATAATTTCAATCGCAAACGATGTTTCAATTCCAGCTATGCGAGCATTATTTGCAATGCAAGTCATCACTCTTTTAGTGATTGGCGCTTTTTTGCATTTACGATGGGCAATAAATTCATCAGCAAGCTGACCTGTAACACCATATTCAGCAAGCAGCTCTTTTACGTTTGTTTTTGCAGTGCGTGTATTATTATTTTTATTTTTAGTAGTGGTATTTATATTATTGTTTTTTGTATGTTCACTTTCTGAACTAGTCACTAGTTCACTTTCCGAACTAGTGCTGTTCGCTTTCTGAACTAGTTCACTTTCCGAACTAGTCTGATTTCCGAACGAGTTGATTGCGTAAACGGATGTATTTCTTACTCCTGTTTTTTTAACTAAAAGTCCTAAGTCAACAAGATTTTTTAACGCATCAACCACCGCAGTTTTTCCAGCTCCAGTGAACTTAACAAATTGAGTTAAAGAGATTGCATCGCATTCTTTATTCCATCCTTTAGTTTTACGAACAACAAATAAGTAACATTTAAGCTCAACACCGCTCATGTCAGCCATTAATTCATCAACAACGGAATTAGGAATAATGAAAGAGTTTGGAATAAATCTGCTATTCATGATCCGCCCCCAATAAAGTAAGCTCTTTGTATGTAATATTTTTCATATCAAGCCACCAATCTGTATTCAGCGACGCATTTGCCGCTAGGTACTACAATCATTCGTCTTTCGATTTTGTGACCCTGTTGTTTTAGGTCGTAAATTCTTGCGCCAAGGCGTAAGCAGTTAAAACGTTTTTCCGCATCCAAATGAGTTAAGCGGTCACCTTGTTGTAAGGCTTTGAGAATTAATGCTTTTTGAGTTTTGCTTGAACTTTCATTTGCATTTTCATTAAATTTAGGTGATAATTTAGTCATCTTTTGAAGTCCTCCGACTGATAAAGGGCGTTAATACTAATTAACTAATTAGCCTCTGTTACCGCAGGGGCTTTTTTATTTCCGTTTATTTAGCGCAATAACACACTCGATTGAGTGTTGTGTTGCAGCTAAATGCTTGTTTAATAATTTTCGAATAATATCTTCTTCTCCTGGAGTGATTTCGCCATCTTTTAACGCATCTTCCAACACACCAAAAAGCATTCCTCTAGCTGATAATTCGTGTAGTTGGATATTTGCCATTTCCACGGCATCTAGATTGTCTGCATCGGTGTCTTTTACAAATCGTCCACCAGCATTACAGCAAAGCTCATCGATAAAATCAGTGCAGCCATACTCGAGTTGGACGGCAATTAATTCTTCGTTTTTAAAGCGCTGCCCTTTTGTTTGGTAAAGACGATTATTTAACTCGCTTTCGGTAAAGCCGAGAAATCCGGCTACCGCACTTTTGCCACCTGGCACTTTCTCAATCATCTCTATAATGGTTTGTTTCATTGCCATAATTTCTTTCCGTTTTTTATGGTTTTCTTTTAGGTAAAGGTTGGTAAATTAATCCCACAAATCAGGGCGTAATTCGGATTTTTTAACTTTTCCGGCTGTAAGTTCTTCAATCTTTGCGCAACGTTCCGCAGGCACTTTTTCACGCCACTTGGAAACAGCCCAAGGGGTAAGATTGAAATGTCGAGCCATAGCCGAAATACCGCCCACGATTTCATAAGCTTTTTCGATTGGTAGCATTTTAACCTCTTTATTCTATTTAAAGTAGAGATATTCTACTACTAAAAATAGAATTGAATCAACTATTTTAATTTTGTATCTTCTACCTTTAGTAGAATGAAGGAGTGTCTATGACAGATTTAGCAAGCCGACTTAATGAATTAATGGCTAAACAAGGCAAAAATATTGTGGATTTACAAAAAGCTATTGGCGTAACCTATGAAATGGCTAGACGTTACACTTTGGGCACTGCGACTCCGAGAGATAAAAAAATTGAAGCTATGGCGAAGTACTTTGGAGTTAGTCCTGCTCATTTGAAATACGGAACAGTCGATTTTTTAGAAAATCAAGTAACTTCTAATGTGAAAGACGTTGGCTCATTCGACTTATGGGATCGAAATACTCCACTAAATAGCGATGAATACGCAGTCCCGTTTTATCAAGATATTAGGCTTGCTGCCGGAAACGGCTTTGCTGATGACATAGAGGACTATAACAACTTCAAATTGCGTTTTTCCAAAGCAACACTACGTAAACAAGGCGTACAGTACGAAAATGCGGTATGTGTGATTGCTGATGGAAATTCAATGGAGCCGGTTATTCCGGATGGAACAACGGTGGGAATTGATTTGGGCAATAAGACAATCCGAGACGGCAAGATATACGCTATCAATCACGGCGGCTTGTTGCGCATAAAACTACTCTACAATATGCCAAACGAACAAGTTAAGATCCGCAGTTACAACAGCGAAGAACACCCGGATGAGATAACAGACATGCAAGATATATCAGTCATTGGAAAAGTCTTTTGGTATTCAGTTTTACTATAGAAACTAACACTGGATATTGTTGATCTTTAATAACAACCAACCTAAGGAGAAACTATGGAAAACTTTATTTACGTTCCTGTTTTAAAAACCAAACAAAATGAATTTTTAGCATTGAGTGAACTGGATGATAAAATAAAAAACAATATAAAACCGTTATTTATTTTAACTCAAGATAAGTGTCGAGAGAGAGCGACATCATTATCCAATAATTTAAATAATAAATGGGCTTCCAGAGAAGTTTTTATTGATATATGTCAAGTAACTAACTTCAATATAAATCAATTAGATCACGTTACGGCCATCTTTTCTGATCTTGTTAATAATAATATCCCATTCACTCCTGTAATTCACTTAGATAATCCCAATCAAATTGCTATAAATTACACAATCCAAAATAGAATATCATCAGCTATACTAGTAAAAATAAGAAATTTTTCACACTCCACACCAAATAATTTAAAACAATTAATTGGCTCATTATCAAATGTAACAGATGTTATATTGGACTTTGGAAGTGACATAGAAACAAGCAGACAGAACCATTCATTTAATATATCAACATATATTAGCCATATTTCTAGTTATATATCGCCAAATATAAATATAATTATTACAGGTTCATCCATCCCAAGTGAGTTACCAAGAGATAACTATATGCCATTTGGCATGGAGCCAAGAACTGAATGGCTTGGTTTTTATGATTACTATACTTTAGCACCACAAAAGAATCCTATTATTTTTGGCGACTATTCAATAACGCACCCAGACGAAGCAGAACCTCTCGGATATGTTAACCCAAATGCCAAAATACGATATACTATCTCAGATAGTTATCTTTTTGCGGTAGGTTACCAAGTCCACTCGCATTCATCTGGATTTGGGCAATATCACGCAATGGCGGGGTATATAGTTAATTCTCCATACTTTATGGGGGATAGCTATTCATGGGGGGATAAATACTTATATGATTGCAGTGCCCAGGTTTGTGGGCCAGGTAATATGGGGGTTTGGGTTAAGGTAGGTCATAATCATCATATAACCTTTGTTACTCGCCAGATCGCCAATTTACGCGGGATTTCAATATAGCCCTAGTATTATCTCTTATCTCATTTAAAGAAAAGGTATCTACGATTAATTTGTAGATGTCTTTTCTTGTAAGTTTACGAATTCGCCAATCAACCTTAATCTTTATCGCTAGTAAAGCTAACGCCTCTTCTTTCCAGATGAGCTTTGATAACTCAAATGGGTCAATATCCTTATTCTTTTTATTGCGACGATAAGTAACAATATTCACACTTCCTCGATGATTCATCGTAGCAATCTTAATCCCCCACCAATCGGGAATGATATTAATTGCTTCCTGAGCGTGCTTTTCCCCAACAACTAGAGTGACCTTATCCATAATAGACGAATAAGCCATAGATTGCTGTGGTAAACGTAAAAGATTGTCGGAATCGCTTTTTAGTTCATATCCATGTAATTCACCATTAATTACGGCAATATCTACTCTATTTCGACCATGATCTAGCCCTAATTCATCAATTACTAATGTAGATGGATCATTAATGTGCGCCTTTAATATTTTATCTTTTACCGCTTGGCGAACGTCTTTATCAAGCATTCGATTAATTGACATTTATTTATGATTCTAATTTTTAGCTAAAAGTTAACATTATTATAGACAAAAATATAAAAGATTCATCAAAAAACCAACGTTTTCATATCAATAATCAATTCTCTCATCCAAAATTTGTGATCTATGTCACAAATTCAACAAAAAGTAGAAAAAAATTTCAAAATTATTTCTTTAAAAATCAACAAAATATGAACTGCAAGTACATTTATTTATAAAATTGTACTTTTTTGTTCTTGACTTAGATGAACTATGAGTACATAATGGACTCATCAAAACGAGATACACATAAACAAATATCTCGATGCTCTTTAAAAATCAGATTACAAGAAGTTTACTCATAACGGCATTATGCGGTCGTGTAGATTAAAAGCCCTACCCTACATAATGAGAGTAAACGGAAATCCCACTGAAAGATGAGACCAGTGAAAAACTGACAGTTACAGAAAGTTTAGTCGCAGTGGGGAAATATCTCAAAGCACATTTGAAGTACAGAGACACAACGGCACGTGAAACCGTTGCGAATGATAGAGAGAAGTGTGCTTTGAAATGGCTCTTTGTTGAGTTGGTTGTGGAAACCGACACCCTATACACAGATATAGAATTAGTTAATGCTAACTTGGAAAATAACGCACTGATTCAAATCCAGGAGGAGCCTCCACCTAAATCCGCTTTCTAACAGCGAATTAAATGCTAAATCTTCTTGAATAAATGATTGAAACGTTGAGAGCGGATTTAGCTGGAAACAGCGTTAGTCATAATAAAAAAATCTCCTTTAAGTTAGTTAAGCCCCTAGCTGCTTTCACACTTTGGCACTAGTGGATTTTTTTAACTAACATTTCTTAACTACGAGGTAACACTATGAACAAATTAATCAATTTTATTAAAACAACCGCTTACGTAATCGCAACTATCATTTCAATCAGTTTGGTTGTTATGACAATGCTCACCGCACTAGCAGTACAAGCAAGCGAGCCGACAGCTTTGGAGCGTGAGCAAGCAAGAATTCAATGGATTGCCGAACATGGGCAATATCAATCGAATCTTACAGAGCCGGCTAAACAAGAGGCTCTAGCTTACACAGAACAAAAACAAAAGGAATTGGATTATGAGAAAGGCAAAAACAGAAATTAAGATTGAGCCTTATCCGAAAGGTGGCTGGTATGTTGTTGAAAGAGTTGGCGGTAAAGTTTGGTGGCAGTCATCAAATTACCAGTCAATAGAACTTGCTGAAGTGCGGATGAAAGAGCGTAAAGAGCTAAGCCAACATAGCTAAATCACTCGATAACAAGCTCGCTAAGCGATTAAAACCAAGAAACGGACTAGCAACCAAGCCAACAGTTAAAAAGCGTGAGTATAGCGCTAGACAGCGTTATTTAACACGGTTTGATGAATATAACGAGCAACGCAATAAACAGCCTGAAAACCAAAGACAAAATGAATTTAAATTATCTGACATTAGAGAGTTATTTGGTATGCAGGCAACCACTGTTGAGCGAGCTATTAATAATGGCTATTTGAGAATACCAACAGGGAAAACATTATTGAAAGGCTGTTGGGTTCGCCTATTTAGCTACGATGATATTAAGGATTATTTTGAGCATTTAAGAGGGTTACAAAATGGAAAGCCTACAAGCACAATGGGAACGAAAAACGTTCAATGATTGGGATAAGCAGTGCAGCAAAGAAGATGACTACAATCGGGCGATAGAAATGGAAATAGAAAGTATTAAAGAAGATATTGCTAACAACGATAGCGATGCCATCTGTGCGTTTAGCGAAAAGATGTTTGACGATGACGAATTTCTGAAAGCGGTTGCACTTGGCACTGACTACGAAGAAATGCGAATTAAGATTCTTAAATCTCTTGCCGAAGAGCGAATTGAGCAGCGGAGAAAAGATTATGAAAAAGGATTCATTCTCAATGATTAATCGTAAAGAGCAAGACTGGTCAATTGACAAAGAGCGAGAGCGGAAGTTAAACGAATTCCAAGACTGGCTAATGAGTGGAATTATCGACCCACAAAGAGCAAAGGAAATTATTGAGCTTTATTACAAAGAAATACCATTTTAGGTGAACAAAATGAAAATCTATATTGATATTGAAACAATCCCTACACAAAGCAAAGAACATCAAGATTTTGTGTGTGAAAACCTTAAACCGCCTGCTAATTACAAGAATGAAGAAACGATTAACAAATGGCTTGAAGAAAACAAAGAGCTTGCAGTTAATAAAACCTCTCTAGACGGTGCGTTTGGTGAAGTTGTGGTGATTAGTGCAGCTATTAACGATGATGAAGTTGTTACGTTCTACCGTAAAGATTGGCAAGTCAAAGACCGTGAGAAAGACATTTTGACACGGTTTAATAACTGGCTGAAAGAGCAAGCTAACCGATGCAAGACTGTTCCGGTATTCATTGGGCATAACGTAACGAGTTTTGACGGATTGTTTTTGTGGCAACGCTACATTATCAATGGCGTGAAACCATATTACAAGATGGACAAACGAAATACCTACGACACAATGTGGGAATGGTGTGGATATAACCGAGAATCAAAACCTAGTCTTAATAAGTTATGCCAAGTGCTTAATATCGAACAAAAAGGCGATATTGACGGTTCTAAGGTGTGGCAAGCGGTACAAGATGGTCGCATTGATGAAGTCGCTGAATATTGCGCTAAAGATGTTGAGCGAGTACGAGCGATTTATAAACGAATGAATTTTGAGGTGTAGAAATGGCTGACGAAGAAAAACAATCTCTACAGCGTAGAGCGTGGGATTTATTAAGTAAAATCAACGCAAACGACAAAACAGAAACTAAAGGCTCTGGTAAATTTGCTCTTAAATATCTGTCTTGGGCTTGGGCTTGGGGTATATTGATGGAAAATTTCCCAGAAAGCAGTTACGAAATACATCAAGATAAAATCCTGCCTGATGGTTCTGTTATGGTATCTGTAACACTAACGATTAAAGATGGTGATGAGCAATTTAGTCGCTTTATGTGGTTGCCTGTAATGAACCATTTAAACAAGGCAATTATAAATCCTGATGCTATGGATATTAATAAGGCGACTATGCGATGCCTTGCGAAAGCTATTGCGATGTGTGGACTTGGGCATTACATCTACGCAGGTGAAGATTTACCGGTAGATGATGAAACCCCAAAGACAAAATCACAAGAACACTCTCAAAAATCAACCCAGCAGAATGTGAATTCTACTCAAGATAAATCAATCTTGGATAAATTGAAAGGCGGCTTGAAAGAGTGCGGAAACAAGAAAGAACTTGAAGAACGCTACGCAAAACAAATGCCGTGGATTGAAACTAATCACCCGAATTTAATTGATGATTACAATTCTTTCTATGATGAATGTATTAACAATTTAAAAGCATAAGGAAACAAAATGAGCGTGAATAAATGCCTTTTTATCGGCAACCTAACCGCAGACCCTGAAATCAGAACAATGCCTAACGGTGAGCAAGTGGCTAACTTCACCATTGCACTTAACGAGCGATACAAGGCGAAAGACGGAAGCATTGTAGAAAATGTTGAATACGTTCGCATTGTACTCTACCGTAGATTAGCCGAAATCGCAGGTCAATATCTACATAAAGGTTCACAGGTTTATATTGAGGGGCGCTTAAAAACTCGCAAATGGCAAGATAACAACGGACAAGACCGTTACACCACAGAAATTCAAGGCGATAACTTGCAGATGTTAGGCGGTCGCCAAGAAGAACAGAAACAAGCAAAACCAAGCAAGGCTAAGCCAGAAACTGAACAAGATGATTTTTCAGATGGGATTCCATTCTAGGGGTTAATTATGAGTAAATTTATTAAATTGACAAATTTTAGAGCTGGTGATGGTGATTTAATTGTAAATGTAGATTTAATTAGAACTGTAACAACAGCACACAATGACTGCTCTATTGTTAAGTTTTCGGACGAGCATAATGTTGTAGTAAAGGAAACTCCAGAACGTATTTTAAAAATGATTGAGACCGCCAAATAATGCGGTTTTCTTTTGGGTAAATTATGAATAAAGAAACAGAACACGAATTAGCGGAATTACACGAGAAAGAACGGAGTTTAGAAAAAGCTTTGGAGCTTGTGCGTGAGAAAATCCGTGAGTTAGTTAATTACACAGATAAGAACAAGGGGCAAAAATGAATGAAATTAAAGTGGGCGTACCCTACTCTAGATTTAAAGATATTTTTACCTGCTATTTCTTTGCGAGAATCAATAGTGAAAATCAAGAATCGGTGAAATTGGCTATCCGAGATGCGATTAATTACTGGTCGTCATTCGATAGTGAGTTGAGAAATGAAATTATCAGAATTTCAGAATCTTCAATCGAGAGAAATAGCCGTCGCCTTGAGAAATTTATTTTATGGGCGAAACATTATTTCGATACGCCGCAAGAAACAAACACACAAAGACCACTGGTTGATATTTTGCCAGTGGTTAATATGGCAAAGGTAAACCATAAAGCGGGTGATTGATATGATTGTTTGGGCATTATTCGATAGTGGCAATGGTTGCTATACGCAAGGTGCAGAGCTATTTAATCAGTCAGTCAGTCAGTCAGTCAGTCAGTCAGTCAAAATATACCCTATCGGCATAGATATTGAGAGTAAAAATAACCATTTTATTAATCTTAATTTAGCTGATTACAGTCGTATGTTTGGCGATAACAAGCTATTCGATGAGCTTGATAAACTGCCTAAACCTGATTTGATTATAGCTAGTCCGCCTTGTGAGAGTTGGTCAGTTGCAAGTGCAATGTGGGGAGGAAATGCAAGTTGGAAACAGGAAACAGGCGCAGTAAATCGTGAGTTATCAAAATTCACAGTAAGAAGTCGTGCGGATTATGATTTACCGCACGTCCAATTCAAATATGACCGCTCTTTCCTAAACCGCATTAATGGTGAACTTTGTATCTACAACACGATAGAGATTATCAAACGATACAATCCGAAAGTTTATGTGATAGAAAATCCGGCAAGCAGCAAGATTTGGTATTACATAGACGATATTTTAAATTTCAAAATTCCGTTTGATAACTTAGCTCACTATCATTGCTATAACTATCCATTGCGTAAGCCGACAAGGTTCAAGAGTAATATAAGGCTAGGATTAAGACATGATCAGAAGTTAAAGCCTGAAATCGGCTTTCAAAATTTTTCAAAATCATACAATGAAAGATCGAATATTCCACTTGAATTAATAGTGGATATTTACAAAGCAGTAAATCAATATTTAACAAATCCAACAGGCGTTCCAATCGAGCGCCTTTTGTTTTAAGGAGATAAGATGAAACCAATTCTAGATGCTTGCTGTGGCGGTAGAATGTTTTACTTTGATAAGGATAATCCAAATGTGCTTTTTGCAGATATAAGAAAACAAAAACTAAGTTTTAAGGATCGTGACAAAATTAGACATTTAGAAGTATCGCCTGATGTAATTCATGACTTCACTGATATGCCATACCCTGATAAATCTTTCAAGTGCGTTATATTCGACCCGCCACACTTAATACAAGGCGGTGACAATTCCTGGCTAGTAAAGAAATATGGACGATTAGATAAAGATTGGCAAAATCAGTTATTAAAGGGCTTTCAGGAGTGTATGAGGGTGTTAGACGATTATGGAACTCTTATTTTTAAGTGGAATGAAACTCAAGTACCAGTTAGCGAGATTATCTCGCTCTTTGGTAAAACGCCAATAATCGGGCATAAATCGGGAAAAGCAAACAATACGCATTGGATGTTATTCATGAAAATTGAGGAGAAAGAAAATGAAAGAATTTAACTTAGATGCAGCCTTGAATGGCGAGCCTGTAATGCTTAGAAATGGAAAAAAAGCGTTTGTAGTGTATGACCTTAGAAACTACCCGGCTTTAATGGGTAAATTAGGTAAAAAACCACTCAACGGAATTGTTTTCAATAAAGATGGAGATGAATGTAAATATATAGATGTTGAATGGAATGAGGCGGGTTCAAATGCCTCAGTGCAATTTGACATCATTGGAATGTGGGAAGAGCCAAAGATTAGCATTGAAGATTTACCTAAGCCGTTTAAGCCTAAATGTGATGAACCGTACTTTTATATTAATGGCGGCACTATTGAGTATGAAGGTGAATTTTGGATCTCGAGTAGTTTTGATATCAAAGCCGCCGAAAGAGGTAACTGTTTCCGTACAGCAGAAGATGCTCAAAAATGGCTTGATTTTATGAAAAGTATGATGGAGTAAGTATGAAAGAATTTGCTGAGTGGTTGTTAGAATGGCTATTCTATCTATTGAGTGGAGCTTTTGTCATTGCGATGGCCGGAGCTGGAATAGGATTATTTTTTGGTGCGGCGTGGAAAGCGTTTTGCTGGGTGGTGTGATATGAAAGAAAAAGAATTAATTGCGAAAATTGCTCAATGGGCGAAAGATAGAAACCTTATCTTAGGCTCTACTCCACAGAAACAATTTATCAAGCTAATGGAAGAATTTGGCGAGCTTTGTGCTGGTATCGCACGAAACGACAAAGAGAAAATCAAAGACAGTATT